GGGGTAAACTATCAATAAATTTATAGCATGCGACATTTTTGCGGCGGTTACTTGATTAGACTTCAATGTGCCGTCCGACGTAGGCGTAAAAGGAATGTTAATTAATAGAGTGGTGTCAGATTCCCTCGGCAAAAACGCCCATGCCACACACGAAGTTTTGCTGGATGGCGGTATATTGTTCAATACTGTCGCATCGGATCCCATTGTCTTAAAATTATCACCCAATAGGATATTGTGTAACGTTAAAAAGCAAATTCCACTTTGAACCTTATATATAATGCTTGAATTGCTTTCCTGGATTATCAACCTCTGCTGCTCAATATCCGAAGATGATAAAGTTACAGTGGATCTTTTAACAATCGGATTTGGTATTTTGCTTGTCGCCATTTTATTCTCGGCGTTTATGGCTTATACTGAGTACGATCCCGTCATTTTTAATGCCACCACAAAAGGACGCTGATCGGAATAATGAGTTATCGATACGCTGTTAGGAACCGTTAACTTTATGGTTAATATATTCTGGTATTTGCTTAACCAGGTAGTTGTAATATACTCGGTGACATCCCATTGTGGAGTACTACCTGCATACATTAAACCGTCTGCTGTCCTGAAAATACCTTTTAAAGATGTGATATTTATAGCCCCGGCACTATCGTCACTTGAACGCACCTCAAAGTTAAAAGGCAGACGGATATTAATAGTGTTATTATTACCATCCGTTTCGGTAAATCCATATCCCCAATAATCCATATTATCAAAGGATCTCGGTGCGGTTGCGTTTTTGGGAAATTTTGTGATCGTACTATTAGCCATGGGAGTCACCTCCCTTACGCCTCAGACCTCCTTTCCGGAAGTCCATAGGAGACAAGATTAGTGCCTTGCCTCCTTTCTTTTCTGATAAGGGAGTACCCCCCCCGTTAAATGCGTTTAACTTGTGTTTCATCGTTTTATCCCTCCTTTTCTGCGTTTTCTTCAACAGGTCTCTTCCAGTATTCATCTTTGATGATTCCACCGGTTTCTGAAACCACTACCAAAAGCTCGCTCGCATAGTTTGCGTTCTTCATAGCGCCACCCATCTTCTGATGGAAGGTTGCTGTCGCTTCGGTTTCGTCATACGGGCCATATATGGCCTTTGCGTCCGCCTTCTTGTCAACATAGGTCGTCAGTTCAATTACATAGCACATAATTCCTACCTCCTTATTAAGTTCTATCTTTACTAAGCCAGATGGTGATGTCTGTAGATCCGCTTATATTTCCTGTGATCTTTGCCTTACCCGCCGTGTCCGTGTTTACTGTCCATTCTCCCGTTTGTGCGGCGGAATTGCTTAACAAACAATCGCCGGGCTTGCATATCATATCCGTAGTAACTTTTGCGTTTGTCCATTCATAGGGCAGTGCATTGACATTTGACGCCGTTAATTTCAAAGGCTTATTGTTTGTTATCGTAGCAACAAGCTCATTTATCGCTGCGACGATAGATGTTTTGACAGTAGTGGCCAGGCTTGAAAGCACGCCCACATTTGTATTGACTTCATTGATAGCCCCTACAAGTGTGCTTTTGTCCTCTGTAGTCAGATCATCATTAAAACCGGCATCATCCAGCATCTCAAATGAGTCGTTAGTGACTATGGTGACATCAGCCGAATTATTCACTAATAAATAAAAGCTCTGAGTAACATTCAGAGCTGTAGACGGTGAATATGCCGGTATCTCCGAGCCTTCGCTGGACGCAACTACCGCTATGGAATAAAGTATCGGATCCGCGGCGGAGTCTTCCAGTTTGGCATATAACCCTACTTCATTCCAGATATACGATGTCGAAAGCCCCGTGTTGGTAATTACGCTCTTAACCACGGCTTCATATGGCGTGGTCCTGGACAGGTGGGAAATTGGAAAACTCTGTTTCTGTGACTTTAAGGCTGTCATAACTTCCAGTGCTGCTACGGTCTTCTCTTCTTCCGTATATGAACCGCTACCCGTGACCATTGCCGTGAATTGTAACGGCGTTTCGGTTGCTACGGATTCCGCAAGCAACGCCCGGCCATTATTCGTAGTGACCGCCTTATTGAATATTGTGAGCATTATAGAACCTCCTTTTCTTTATGGGATATCCGCGTCATAGATCGGCGGCATATCGTATCTAGTGGAACAAGCCGAAACAGAATACATATTCTCTATCGGGTCAAGCGTATCGTAATATGGCTTTATCGGGTCCATATCGTACCGGGTAGAAGCTCCGGCTCCGGTATAGGTATCCCAGTCGACCGCCACAAGAAACTCAACTGGGTTAAGTGTCGCTTTTGCCGGTTTGATGTCCTTCACTATCCTGGTAAGCTTCGCCAGCATCTCCTCGGTGGTATAATCTCCAAAATCAGCCGTAATCTTAAACCGCCACTGCGGAGCGTCATACTCATACCAATCAAATACTTCAGCGTGTGAATAAATATCCGTAGCAACGTCAAGGATCGAGCCTTTAGTACCCAACTTGAAGCAGGTTTTTTCATAGTGCCGGATCAGATTGATTTTTTTATCCTTTTCGTACTCCGTGTTATACCAGGGGATCGCCATTGCCTCAGCGACTTTATCAAGCTGCTTTTCCGTCAAGAGCTCCAGATTGTCATAAAGGTTTACCAGTGGCATCTGTTCAAGGAGCCGCCCCATAAGATAGTTCCACGCCGCTGAAAAGCCCTTTATAATCCTGTCAGACCGCATACATTCCGGAAGCAGGTCTAATAGTTTTGTTTCCTGTAGTTTCATTTCTCCGCTCCTTATGTAAGAAGTCCGTTATACGTTACGGTCTTACTTGTACATTTCGCTATCTCATACTCTGCCAAGGATGTATAGGAAGGTGAGGCTATAGTCACGGAAGCCGCTCCCGCCTGATAAGCCGCCTTCTGAAGCATTTCAGGATTTATAGGCAATCCCATCTGAACATTGATAGATCTGATATATTCATCAATAGCCTCCTCAACGGCTTCCTGTATCTCTGTTACTCGTTCCGTATCCCTCTGTGATATCTTGTAAGTCAGACTAACCGTATACTCAACCTCTTCAGCTGGTAGAACTGTCACCAGATCTGTAGCGTCCTTTATGTCATCTTGAGTGATATGAGCCTCTACCTGATCTATTAAATCCTGAGATGGCAGTGTTCCATCCTGACAGAGGATATAAACATAAATCTCATTATCATCGTGTGTTACAGCCACATCAGCTATAGCAGCGCTTACACTTAAAGCACCGTACTTATAACCATTTACCGTACCCACAGATGAATAAGTAAGCGGTGCAAATAAAACCCGCTGCCGAAACGCTTCAAGATCTTCAATATCCGCACCGTCTGACGAAATAGCCGTGTTTGTAACCTCTGTTACATAGGGAATTGTATTTACAATTACGTTTATGGATCCTACGGAATAGCCGTTTGCGTCCTTAGTCGCTTCAGTAGAGAGGGCATCAACGCTTATATATTCACCGGGCTCACAGGTTACATCCTCCACGGTTTCAAAGAATATAGCGCCATCAGCCGTGGCCTTAGTGCCAGCCGGGATGGTCACGGCTTCCGGAGCGCTTTCTGATACAGTGAATTTCAACACTGTGTCAGCCTTTTCAGCCGGAAGTCTGTAGACATTCCGCTCAACCCCCTTATATATCAGGTTAGGCTCATCACAGAATAAAACCAAATTATTATTTACCTGGGTATTTATGACATTGGTCATACATTCACCCATATAATTGATAGCGCTTAAGATCGCCCGGATATCAGCGTCATAGTCCGCATTTGTCACGGATATCTTTTCACCGGTATCCGGATCCGTGGTTCCTTCTTCGAATTTTTCAATGAGAGTATCCATCATTGAATCAGAATCATAAAACACAAGATTAAGCATTTTCTGCGTCCTCCGTTATGGATGCGTATAATTCCCCGTCTTTTACGGATAATGAAGTATTGACACGTGTCTCTCTGGAATTGAGCATATCCGAGGTGTCTGTCAAGAGTTCCGCCGTATACTTTCCCCGGTTCTTATCCCGCCACAAGGTAGATACGCCCATATCACGGTCATAGCAAACTGTCCCTTTTTCAAATGTGAGCATATCCTGTATGTTTTTCGTTATGCGTTCCGTTAAGGTCAACCCTCTCTGGAATGAATAAGCCATATATAGCCTCCGTATTATTTCGCCGCTTCATTTATGGCGTTTATCGTATCTCTCGTTTGTTTGATTCTTTCAGCCTTTGCCGCCGCTGCCGCATCGTTTTCATTCTTGGCGCTCAGAGCCTTTTCCAGCTGCTTTTCTGCTTTCTTTTGCAGTTTTTTCGCTTTCTTTTCAGCTTTTGTCAACTGGACTTTGATATAGTATTCTTCAAATCCTATTGACAACGTGCAAGATTTCCAGACTTCACCATTATCGATGGTTACAAGGTCTCTGATATCGACACGAGTTACACGCCACTTATAATTTCCGAATTTGTCACCGCCCATATAGATCTCAGAATATTCCCCGGCTTCGCATTTTTCAGTCCACCAGTTATATTCTGACTTGACGTCATTTCCCTGAAGCATTGACAGAGAAATATCAAAAGAAAGAGAACCGATACCAGGTGCTATTTCCTTCGTCTTCGGCATATTCTTTCCATTCTTCTTTTCTTCTGTCTGAAAAGAATGGGAAGCGTTAAATCCTGTATAGGTCAGGATCTGCTCAGCTGACACTTCAAAATTTTTACTTTTCCACGAAAGGGTATATGATCCTGCTGATGCCATTAAACATCCCTCACTCCGATGACCATACAGTTGGCCAGATCGCCCTGGTAAATGACGATAGCTGTGTCACCTGGCGCAACGGTCAGGTCTTTCATTATCTCCGCCGTCTTCTGTATGTTCAAATCATCAAATAAAATAAGCGCCTCCGTTCCAGTGACGCTTATCACCAAAGCCGTCTTATACATCAATAATCACCTTCAATAGGCCGTCGCATATACAAAGTCTGTGAATTTCCAGCCATATCATTTTTTATGGCATAGATAATGTTTTCTCCGGTATGTCCGTCCGGAGCATCTGAGAGATACACAATCTCCCCCGGCTGCCATTCCAGATTCTCCATAGTGCCTTCACAGACATATTCATATTTATTCGCCTTCCGCATAATGCCCTGTGAAAACCGTATGGACTCACCGACTGAATTAACCGCCATATTAAGGTTTAATATCTTCCCTTCAATCCCTGATTTTTCAGTCGTTTTTATCGTTTTCCCGTCAGCTGTCAGATAGGTGTTCTTTACTTCTGATATCAGTCCGCTGTCCTTAGTAGAATAAACAGGCGGATTCTGAAAGTCTTCCTCTGTCAGCTGGATCTTATAATCGTCCTTTTCAAGGCTTCTTTCGTCAAATATATATGCTGTATTATTATTTATCCGGATCCCGAAGCCTTCCAGTTCCAGCTTGCCAAAAAGGAACTTTATCGGCTCCTCTTCGATCATTGCCATCTCTTTATATGAAAACTTCGGCTTTTCCGCAAAATCTATTTTGAGACCGCTGTCTTTCAGCACATCTTTAACGATAGCTGTAAGCGTAGCATTATCCCAATATTGAGTACTTACCTTGAATGCTGACAGAGGAAGAGAGAGCGCCCGGATGGCTATCTGTGTCCCGGAGTATTCAATACCAGAAATATACATCTCCCCGGTATCCACATTCCCCTCTATGGCCTGCACAGTATCGCCCTTTTTTATCCCCATCCCCCGGATGGTGCCTTCGCTGTCGTCCAGGGAAATGTCCAGGGTGTCACAATGCCCTTCCAGATATGCCATAAATATGCATTTATCCGGTCCATCTGGTATTAAGCTGTCCTTGATATATAAGGTCATCAGTTTCAAACCTCATCGATATCGGTGTTTTCCGGGATCTTTACGATCTCACCGCCGTCAAAGATAACTGTGTCGCTCATTTCACAATTCGCCATCATTACGTCACGGGTAAATATCTCGTCCCCCATATGGATTTTCGCAAGCATATCCCAGGTCTGTCCCTGTGCTGCCGTTATCTCTTTCACGCAAATACCTCTCTATCGTGTTCAGCGATCCATTCATTCATTGAACGCTTGAACTGCTCATATTGATCTCTATAACTGGAATCCGATAATCCTGAGCCCTGTACGACCGGCGCAAAAGTAAAGTTATAAGATCGGCTGTCAGTATTTCCCCCAGATACACTTGCACCGGATCCATATACTCCAACAGCGGCAGCGTTCAATAAATTCCGGCTTCTCGCCGTGTTCGTGTGCGGTATGATGGTCTCAGTATTTCCGCCCTCTCCTACCATTG